CCGGGTTAACGGCGTAGCTACGCGATCGGAGATTACTCCATGTTAGGCAAAACATAGCCGGATCATTTCTGTTTGCATATAATGCAGATAGATATGCTCCTGTTATTTCTTGCCCATCAAGGAAGTATCTCTTTGCAAACTCGAAGCCAACGGTTGAGAAATCGTTGGTATAAGAGATTTGCAACTTATCAAGGTACGATAGATACCTTTGGTAGGCTCTCTTATTGAAAATTACTATGTCGTCTCCGAGCACGAGGTAATTACCTCTTGCTCTTCGACGAGACCCAAATGCGTTCCAAACGAGGATGTGTTGAACTAGGGCCATAAATGGCCAACTAGACAATGCACCCATCGGTTGTCCCGTATTATAGGTCACGCTACTTGGGAATTTATCATTCACCAAGTGGCGTCGTAGATTCTTTCCAATATGGAAGTCCCTATCGAAAAGTCTAACCCAGTTCGTCCCAAGTGACGGTCTGAATAGATCACCAACGTCGCGATATACGCTCCGTGGGATCGAGTCAGTCGCATCGCTCAAGTCGGCGTAACCGTAAAACGGGTTACGTTTACTAGATTGCAGACGTGCAATCTCTCGGACTTTATCGTGATTATACGTACAATCTTCTGGGATCGCTTTAAGCAATCTCATTAGATCGTCGTGACAATCACGTAATAAGGTCTGAGTGATCGTATCGACAATGGCAAAGATTCTAGGTTTATTCTTTCCTGATTCCTGGGTAGCAGACAGTTTTCCCGTGTACACGGGGCTATCTGGGACCCTCAGGTCTGAATAGATGCCTATCGCTTCGTCAAACCAATTCTGACACGTGTCAGCATCATAATAGGTGCTGGCCCATTGCCAGAGAAGGTGGGTGACGTTCGACGTATGAATCGCTGTGATATCTGATAACAGCGAGAAATAGCCGATTCCATTAGGAGAGGACTTCATGCTCCAGGTGTAGTGTGGCTCAAAGGAGTTTTCCTTTTTGCTAGACTCATCTAGAACACGTTGTCCGTCCACAATTGTGGCATTTGACCTCATTTGAGGTCGCCTTATGAAACGGTGTCCCAGCTTACGAATAAATCGTTTTACTGGTTGTCGCAACATTAAATTGTTGGACTCCTTTAAACCGGTATCTTTCGTAATGGACGAGAGATCGGTATAGGTATGATATACCATCAGCTTTTGCAATGACATTAA